ACAGGTGAACATAAAGAACCTGTAACCTGGTCAAAGTCATAACTACCCATCGGAAGTCCACACACTCCATCACGATCACGAATAAGAAAGTTCATAGTCATTTCATGACCTGCCACTTCATCGCCTCCACGATTGATAAACTTTGTAACTGAACAAGATTGTACACGCCCAATAGTTTGCCATCTAGCAGAGTTATTCATAGTATTATAAATATCTCTACACGTTTGAAGCGTATCGGATTCAATGTCATTAAGGTTTGACCAATCTTTATACAGTTTATCTGCTATATAAATGCGTAATTGTAGTTGTGTTTGGTTTCTTAGTAGTGTAGAAGTTGGATAAAACGCACCCATTAACGGGTAATTTAACCTATTTTCTTTGTACGCACGCAGGAAATCACCCCAAAAAAAGCTATTTAACTGCTTGTGGTTTGCTTGGATTTCCGCTAATTCTAGCCTTATCTGATTTACGCTTTTTATCATCGTAGAATTTCTCTAGTTTTTCTCTTGTTTTCTTCTGTATCTTCATTAGCTAAATCTTATCCTAACCCTTTTAGAGCCGTTATCAGGTAGTATATCACCGTATTCACAGTCAGGGTCATTGTATGTTGGATAAAGGTCGCAATTTTCTTTGAGATAACCAATTAATTGTAGTCGATAAACGTCAATATCTTTAAATAAATCATCACGTAAAGAGTTTAATTCACTCTCAGTAAGTGGATTCATGTGTTCATCACGTGTAGTACCTGCTGTTTTAGATCTTATCTCATAAGTCAAATGCTTAATAACTCGATAATCAACTGATGCAATTAACCAAGGTTTTATCCAAGTATCTAAAAGTGTTTCTTCATCTGTTGTTAGGTCGTTATCGTTAACCCCTTCAATCAGTCTATCAAATAATGATGTACCTAAGATTGGTTTTAACATGGTATCTTGCACACGTGTTATTGTAGTTGATATAATGTTATCTTCTACGTTGTAATTCGTGTAACCAAGTTCCTTTATGGTTTCGATATTTATTAAGTGTGCTGTCATTATGATATAAGTGTTACTAATTTATCGTATAAATCTGAGTTACTTGTAGGGGCAACACCATCACCGCTAATTACTTGGTCATCCCAAAACAAAGGTTGCTTATCTCCTAACTGCTTTGAATCGAATATAGTTTCAGGGCTTGATATTCTAAGCCTTGCAAAAGCGTCTGTGTTAGGTACTAAATTCATATATGCAACAATATCATTAATAGCTTGTATTTGCTCATCAGTTAGTTTATCTTGAATCAGCCACCTCATCTCTTAACTGTTATAATTTGATTCCATTGATGTCTGCATGATGGAGTGTTTTTATCTGTGTCGGGATTGTGATACCATCCACCTCTATAACTCCATACATCACGGTCAACTGCTGAACTTATTGTGTTGATTCACTAGAAGATATGTCTTACGATATTAAGTACGATGATTATGACGATAAATTGAAAGCTGAAGCTTCTTTCCGTTTAGGAACACAAATCGTTTGGGGTCAATATTTCACTAGATTACAGTTAGCTGTATCTTAATACGATAAAATATGAGTTGCGAAATTACAGAAGGATACGATAAAGTGTGCGATGCCCCAGGGGGTGTCGCTACTTTCTACGCTTTCCCCGTTAAATCATCATTAGGGGTTAGTAATTACTCAACTTTCACAAGTGCAAACGGTGCGGTTACAGCATTAACATTGGAAACAGGCGTGTATGCTTACCCTTTCAATGTTGAAATGGAATCGGCTCAGTTTACCGATACTGCAATTGGAGAAAGAACAAACGGTGCTTATGCACGTGAGCAGTCAGGAACGGCTGTATTGCATGGTAACACTGCATCAATGATTGTGAATATCGAAGCTATAGCTAAAGGTAGACACGCTATCATTGCTAAATTGAATGATGATACTTACGAATTGTTCTTTAGAGAGAATGGTGCTAAAGTATCTGATGCTAGAACAACAGGTCAAGCATACGAAGATATGAACGGTAATACTTTGACATTCTCAGGCAAAGAGAAAACTAAAGCGTTAAAGATTGATTCGGCTATCGTATTAGCATTGCTAGAACCAGCTTCTTAAAAACCTAATAATATGGAGGTGATTAATTTCACCTCCTTTTTTAAACCTAAGAAAATGCAAGTATTCGTAAAAGGTTTAGGATTCGTTACAGATAACGATTCACACAAACAAATGTTAATTGATAACGGTTATATTCAAGATGATACTACTAAGGAAAAACCAAAGCAACACGTTCGCAGTAACACTAAACGAACTAGCAAATCCAAACGTAGCGTATAATTGGTTATTCAGATTCCGTAAGGAACAAAGCAAAGAATCTTATGAGTATTTAATATTTCTCACAGATGATTCTCCCAACACAGACCGTTACAACCAATTTGATATAGTAGAAGGCACTGACCTTACTATGCCTATTGGTGACTATGAATATAGAGTGTATCAAATGCCTGATACAAACGATACAGATTACACAAGAGGTACACAAGTAGAGATTGGTAAAATGAGATTAATCGAAACTCCAAACGTAATACCAACTTTTATAACAAATAACGAAAATCCAATTTATGATCAGGAGTATATTTCGTGAGGCTAAACAGCCACAACCGATTGAGAAAGTAGATAAGTCAGGAACAGTAAAGTGTGGTGAAGATAATCTTTATCAACAGTTTCTAGTAGGTTTATACTATGACAATCCTGTGCATAATGGAATTGTGAACCAAAAGATTAAGTTTATTACAGCAGGTGGTATTACAACTACAAGCGTTGAAGATTTTGAAAACGGACGTTCAGCTTACGACTATCAGGAGTTATCAGAAATGGTTGCGAAAGATGGTGAGATATTTGATGGTTATGCACTTATTTATAAGAAGGATATATCAACAGGTGAATGGTACGCTAATCCAGTTGACTTTGAATTTATCAGACAAACTGAAGGCGGTATATTCTTTGACTATTCAGAAGATTGGAGTAAGTCACAACAATCAGAGAAAACAAAGTTTAGAAAGATTAAGAGTATTTTTCATGTAACAGATGAAGATACTGAGTGTATTTTTTATAATATCCAACGTCCTAAACAACGTAAGCTAGAAAAAAACCAACGTACATTAGGACTTACATCTTCATATTATCCTGCTCCTGGTTATTCGGGTGCAATTACTCAAATCATGGCAGGTATAGAAATGGACTTCTATACTTATTCAGAGGTTGTAAACGGTTATAAAGGTGGAACGGTTATATCATTGTTAAACGGTGTGCCTGATTCAGAGAAAGAAGAAAACGATATAATCAAACGAATCAAAGACGAAGCAACAGATAGAGATACACAAGGTGGTATTACTATTTTGTTTGCAGATGGTAAAGACCGTGCGCCTGAGATTCAACAAATGTCGGGTAATGACTTAGATAAACGATACATTGAAACTGGAAAAGAAACAATCAGAAAAATAATGATTGCTCATGGTGTGATTTCACCTGCTTTATTTGGTGTACTTAGTGAAACTATGTTTGGGAGCAAGGAAGAGATGACAGTAGCGTTTAAATTATTCCAAGATAACTACTCTAAATCTAAGCAAACATGGATAGCTGAAGGTTTAAATTGGGCGTTCAACAAACTAAACAAACGTGAATTAGGTTTATCATTTAATGAGTATGTATTAAACCTAGAACAAAACATAGAAGAAACCAATCGTACAAGTGCAGCATTAAACGGAATGAGTCCATTGGTAGCTAATAAAGTTCTATCTAACTTGACTGTAAATGAGATACGTTCATTAGCTTCATTACAACCTTTAGAGGGCGGTGATGCTTTGCCAAATGAAATACCAGGCGCACCAACAGCTTTTAGTGCGGAGCAAAGTGACACTGTTGCAGAACTATTCTCAACTTCAGGAACATCAAGAAGTGAGTTTGTTGTATTGGATTCAAGAGGTTACACAACGTTTGAAGATAACGAATCAGACTATAAAAGTCAGTTCATGAAAGAACGCTTTGAATTGGTGTTAACTGATGATGATAGAAACATATTGCAAATGATCCGTAACGGTGAAAGTTACGATGCTATTTCTAAGGCTATTGGTAAGGGAGGCAGTTTCTTATCAAATCGTTTACTAAAACTAGGACAAAACGGATATGTTGATGGTTGGGAAGTAACAGAGAAAGGTGTACGTGCTTCGGTTGTACTTGCTGAATTAGAAGTAATGTACTCATACGAGAAAAGACCTGATGCCCCCGACTTAGTTCAAGGTGGTAAGTCACGTCCATTCTGTGAGCGTATGTTACAACTAGATA